GGAAGGAACGCGCGGCTAACAACCGCCAGGCCACTCAAACTCAGCCCCCTAAACCACCCAACCGGCTAGAAGCCAACAAGCCAAAGCTCGACTACTTTGATGCTTTCAAAGTTGCCCCAGAGTGTGCTTGTTTGGGCATGTCCGTTGGGCCCGCTACATGCATTCACGGCTCGACAGTTTCAACGGTAAATGGCACAGGAAACGTTGCCGGCACATACACTTACCTCAACGCGGTTGGCACTTCACTCACGGCCAACGTTTCAACCAACCGCAAGCTTGTTATCATGAACCCAGGTTCTTCCGACAATGTTATGGGCATTGTTATTGGGTTCGTTGAAGCAGCAGGAGTTGTGTCATGTGTCATCGAAGACCTCCTAACTGCCAAGCAGTTCGCGGGAGTCACAGGACCTACGCAAAAGCATCCCAACCACCCACTCGACAATCTCGGCGGCAACGACCAGGCCATCAGCCAGGACCCTGCAGGCCGTGTCGAGAGCATTCCCCTTAGAGGATCCATTCGCATAAAGAACGTCACAGAACATGTGGCAGTTGGGGGATCAGTTCGTGTGTTGCGATACAGTGGAGGAATACGTTATTGGGCTGACCCGGCAGGCGCCGCCTACCAGTCAGATTCTTCCAATTTCGGCACTCCAGATGTTAAAGCAGTACTGGACCTTTGCGAGATGGTTGTCAGCAGCGATCGGGCATCGCATTATGGAGGCAAAGAGCTACTGGCCCGCCACCAAATCAATTCCCATCCTGCCGATTTCGTTAGGTCACACACGTTCTTGGAAGATACTCACTTCGATGAAGCGATTTTGCATCCCAAATTCAGCACTGTGTTGATTTTGATTGATAATTTTGTTGCCTCAAGCAATCAGCTTGGTAATACCTACGAGATGAGCGTTCACGTGCACCGCGCGGCTCGTTTCACTCCAGGTTCCTTATTGCATGGAAAGGCGCAGGATTTACATGGCGATGCCCACACACACAATGCTGAAACATCTAAGGAAGCTGCCTCAGGCAGCAACCTGAAGGTGGTTAATGAGGGAGCAGTGGCCTCAGTCGGCTCTGGCTGAAGGGGCGGGGGCCCTGCAAGCGGCAGGCATGGCACGCGGGGTATGAGAAATCGTACCATGGCGGATTTGTACAGCGATCAAAAGCAAGCGCGAGGAATGCTCGCTAAAGGCCTTGATTTGTATCGCCAGCTTTTCCGCGGCAGCGTGCTGAGCCTGCCCGGCCCAGTTCACCAAGCTTTGGCAGGTACTGAGCTGTGACTTTCAGGTGACCCCTGGTTAAACCCACTGTTTTGCATTACTTTTCGGTGCAACTTCACCGTTTCCAACAGCACTTCTTTCAATAAGTTAGCTGTAACCCGGGCAGTTAATGGCCTTCTGCCTGAAAATGGCCACTACACGGTCGCATGCCGCTGCGGGTTGATGCAGCATGCGATGTCGGCAAATCAACCTGGGCCTGGCCTAACCAGAGCAACGTCTGTTAGCCTCCGGCGCGAGTGGGGACACAGACGCGAAGACTCGCGCAACCTTACACTTTATTGACTGTTTTACTTTCTTTCTTGGGGTCCTGCCCCCACTGGGTTATCGTGCCTAGGGGGAGACAGAGGTTCGAGGCAGCCGAAAGCGAACAATGGTTATGCCAAAGTTCCACGTTCTTTGCCACTCTCAGGATAGTTCTCTGTGGGATTTCCGTGTTGTGCCCTCATTGAACGAAACCTACAAAAGTCTACGGGATTTAACGAAACTTTGCACGTCATTTGCATGGGAGCCACGGGCCACTTTGTGGCAATCCATTCGCGCTCCTTGGGCCCTCCCAGGCCGTAATTCAGTCAATTCGTTTGCCATGCGATTATTGCCCAGTTTTATTACAAAGCCAGCTTTTACTTGTAAGCAGGATTACTGTACAGTAGTTTGCGGTTCCGGGATGGTTCTGCAACTCCCCTGCTCTGATGCCATTGACATACCAAATAAATATTCATTGGCATTTGTAAACCATTTGTTCAGGTTTTACAAGGAAAATTGGAGGTCAATGATTTCTGGCACAATTAAACAAGCCCTACGCAAGGCTTATTGCGGGATTTGTTCGACTCATCCTGCGATTAAGCTTTCCGTAGGTGCTTTTGTTGTTTGGCGTCTTTTCCGCCTGCTGCGTTCGAACTGGCAGGAAAGACGAACCGTGTTTGATGGTCACGACAGCATCGCTTTCTGTGCGCATTGCTCCCCCCAGCTAATGAGCGATAGGTTCATGACGCTTGGCAATGCGTACGAGAAGAGATTCCACGTGCCAGCAAGTTGCGGTAGATGCAGTTGGTTCTGGCCTTGGAGAGGTTGGAAGCAAGTAAGGATGCGCATTGGCAACTCGCAGTACCAATTTATGGGTACCTATTGCGCGTTGCGAATGCACAGGGAGCGGGACATCCATTGCCCAGCAGCTAACCAGCTGGACGTGCCGAACGAATATCGTTTTGCACACAGGTTCATGCAGTTACACGCAGGCACTTTGGGCGTTCTGGAGGAAAAGCGCAGGTTTTGGTACAGCTACCATACCAGGTCCTACTGCCTTGCC